GGGGCAGTAAAGGTACGAAACCGAGTCCGTGTTTATTATATAGGGAGCAACGTACAATGGTAGCCCCGGTAATTACCAGTGCAACGTTCAACAAGACAAGCGTAGCGGTTGGCGAGCATGCCGTTCTGACATGCAGCGTGACTGACACCGACGTTGTGAATGTTGGACGAACGGTAGTGTTCCACCTAGTTGCGACGGACGAGGGCGGTAACGTTTCAGAGCCCGTCGACATCCCGCTGGTCTTTGTGACTGGTACGCGGCCTGAGATTGTTACGCTGGCACTTACTACTACCGACACGAACGTGGTTATCACGCACCCGACGTCTAACACGTTTGACGTTGTGGCAACGGCTTAAGGCACCTGGGGGGCTCGATCGAACTAGGAGCCGGCATGGCGAACGTCGTATTTACACTGACAGCAACAGACGAAGCAGGGCACCAAACAACACAGCAGGTAAGTCTGACGGTTAACAGAGATGTGCCCACAGCGAGGTTCTATGGCGATCCGGGGCCCGGCAGGTTATATGTTGGGGCATCTGCTCCAGCGGCTGCGACTCTTTCCGCCTTGGAAACTAGTGGTGGCGGCAAGAAACTTGGTGTGCGGGTGAAGTTTGAGAATACACCGAGCGCCAGCGAGGCGGCAGCGATTAACGCAGAGCTGCAAACGGGCAGATTGCCTTGGTGGAGCTATAAGCCAGACGGCGGTTACCAAGGCCTTGCAGGTAGCAGCACAAAGCAGGCGACTGTGCGCAGCCAAATACGAAGCCTGATGAACGCCTTGGTAACGACCACGGGGCCTGTGTTTTTGACGTTTAACCACGAGCCAGAGAACGATGGTGGAGGCACGGACGCACAGTTGATTGCGGACTGGGCGAAGATGCAGCAGATTGCCGTTGAGGAGCGCAATGCCAGTGGAGCGACCAAGGTGACAGTTGTTGCGAACCTGCAGAGCTTTACGTTTTTGGGTAGTGGCCAAGGGCGTGACTGGCAAGGGTGGCTAGCGGCCGCTGCAGTGTGCGACATTGTGGGTGTGAACAGATACCGCCAAGAGAACACGAGCGAAAGCGATGCGCTTGCGGGGCCTGAGTTTGTAGGTGTGCTGGACAGGCTGGACACTGTGGGTAAGCCGATGGCGTTTCGGGAGCTTGGCATTGATAGGCGCCTGGGCACAACGGTGTGGGCGAATAACTGGAACGCAATGATTAACCTGGTGAAGACCCGCAACGTGGTGGCAATAAGCTATTTTGACAGTGACCCTGCAAGTGAGCCTGACAACACGTGGGTGATGGACCCTGCGAGTGTAACGCTGTATAACGGCCTGCGCGCACAAGCGTGGAGTGTTAACTGGAACGCACTGTAGAAGGGCGGTGATGTAGCCATGGCGGTACTGGATAAGCGGACCTTTTTTAAGACGGTTGGCTACGAGCCGCACCCGAAGCAGTGGCTGTACCACGACAGCGCTGCACGTTTTCGCCTGCCTAACTGTGGGCGACGCTTTGGCAAGAGCACGATGGCGGGTAGGGACCTTGAGCCGAAGTTGTTTGAGCCGAACAAGATGTTTTGGATTGTTGGGCCGACATATGACCTTGGCGAGAAAGAGTTTCGCGTTGTTTGGAATGATTTAATCGTAAACATGAAGCTTGGCCGCGATAAGAGGGTAAAGCGCGCCTATAACAAGAAGCAGGGGAACATGTGGATAGAGTTCCCTTGGCAGACGAGGCTAGAGGTGAGAAGTGCCGACCACCCAGAGAACATTGTGGGTGAGGCGCTTGACTGGGTTATTATGAGCGAAGCCGCCAAGCACAATGAAGAGGCCTGGGAGCGGTTCATTAGGCCGTCGCTTGCGGACCGACGCGGTGGGGCAGATTTCCCGACGACCCCTGAAGGCTTCAACTGGCTGCACAGGTTGTGGACGTTAGGACAGAACCCAGACTACAAGGACTACCAGAGCTGGCGTTTCCCGAGCTGGGATAACAGCGCCATCTACCCTGATGGCGAGGACGACCCGGAGATCCAGCTGCTGAAGCTGACCATGATGCCTGAGCGGTTCTTGCAGGAGATTGGCGCTGACTTCAGTAGCTTCGTGGGTAAGATTTTCCCTGAGTGGGATGAAACGATACACGTACGTAAGCACGTGTTTAGGCCCGAGTGGCCGAACTTTATCACGTTTGACTGGGGCTACACTAACCCGTTGGCCGCGATTGAGTTTCAGGTAAGCCCCGATGATTGCATCTACGTGTGGCGTGAGCATTACCGGCCGTACACTACGTTGCCTGAGCACATTAGGATCCTGAAGGCCAGGGAGAACCCTGAAGGCTACCACTTGGACATGGCGTTCGGGGATGCAGCTGACCCCGAAGCTGCCGCGGTAGTGAGCGAGGAGCTTGTTGGTTGCTTGGCGCTGCCAGAAGCCAAGACCAACTGGCGAGATGGTATTGACTGCATTAGAGAGTTCTTGCGGGAGCGCGAAACAGGTCTGGTGGCAGACGAGTTTGGGACGCCACTGATGAAGCCTGGGATGGTTGTTGATTTTGACTGTGTTAACTTGATTGGCGAGTTGAACAACTACAAGTCTAAGGAAAGCCGCACCGGGCAAAACGTGCCTGAGATGGGGCAGAAGATTAAGGACCACGCAATCGATGCACTGCGGTATGGAGTCGTGCACTTGTTTAGGCTGGGCGCGCGGTACCACCTGAGTGACATCTATGCTGCAGACGACACAAAGCTTTATGTGCCGAAGAGGACGGAGCCAACGTCAACTTACGTCGATGCGGGTGACACATTGTTCGGCAGCAACTCTAATACGTACTTCAACGGCAGTGTTACGTTCTAGGAGACAATAATGGGCGTGTGGTCTTTTGCCAGGAGGGAACGCGAGTCTGCAAACGGGTCTCAAGTCCCCGACGCTCATGCTGCAGCGCCTGGTGGCTACACCAACACGATGACGCTGTCGCAGGTCTTCGACGAGAACGAACTTGTCTCTGTCGAGAATGATCCGTTGCTTGGTACGTACGCAATTGTTACACCCAAGACTCTGGCGGATCCTGGGGGGAAAAACCAGAGTACGACTCCAGTCGGTGCTCCTTTCGGGGAGTTGGGTTCCAGTTCGCCAAGCCCATACACCGCAAGCTTCCGGAATGAATACAATCGCGAGCTTGTTGGTCTCCGTGGGCTGAGAAACTATGACCGTATGCGTCGCTCTGACGGTACGGTTCGCGGGACGCTGCGGCTCGTCAAGACACCCGTCCTATCTGCTCGCTGGTTTGTGGAAGCTGGGGGCGATGCGAAGGTTGACCAGACCGCCGCTGATCACGTGTGGCGTAACCTTACTCGAGAGATGTCTATCAGTTGGCCGCAGTTGCTGACTGAGGCATTGCTCATGTGTGACTTCGGTTACTACATGTTCGAGAAGGTCTGGGAGAATCGAGTCATCGATGGAAAGGCCCGGACAGTCCTCAAGAAACTCGGACCGCGGCATCCGATGGATGTTCGCCAATGGCATTACGACCGTAATGGTGGTCCTTCAGCTGTTACGATGCAGTCTCCGACCGGACTCCCCGAGGATGAGTACACAATCCCGATCTCCGACCTTCTGGTATTTACTTTTGACCGCGAGGCCGGTAATATCGAAGGGATTTCTCTTCTCCGTTCCGCCTATAAGCACTTTTACTACAAGGAGCAGCTCTATAAGATCGATGCCATCCAAAAAGAGCGGCACGGTATCGGTATTCCAGTCATCCGGCTTCCTCCTGGTTTCAGTACTGCGGACAAGTCAGCAGCTGATAACCTGGGTCGCAATCTACGCACTAATGAGCAAGCTCATGTTATCCTACCACCTAACTGGGATCTGATCTTTGCCAAGATCGAAGGCCAGCCAGTTAACGCAATGACGTCGATCGAGCACCACGACAAGCAGATCGAGAAGAACATCCTTGCGGCCTTCATCGAAGGTGGCGCTAAGGACGAAGACCAGGTCATGTTCCTCAAGGCAACGCGGTTCATTGCCGATATCATTACAGAGGTGATCAACCTACACCTGATCCCACAGATGGTCGATGCCAACTTCAGCCGCGCCGAGATTCCAATTCTGAGAGCCAGGAGAATTGGCGAGCAGGCAGACTGGCGTACAGTGTCGTTCGCTATTCGGAACCTCATTGGCGCAGGTGTTATTCGGCCTGACGACCCATTGGAAGAGCGACTTCGCGAAGAGATGGACCTGCCCAAGGCAGATCCTGAGACGATGCGTGAAGTCAAGACACCGCAAGCTGGCCCTCCTGCAGCCCAAGGGAAGCCAGGAACACCGAGTGCGCCACAGGCAGGCCCACCTAGGCAAACTCCTCTACAGACGCCGAAGCCTCCAGCAGCTAACGCTGGGAAGGACGCCTCAGGAGGTAAGTGATGCCGGAGGACCCTACTCTAGGGGAACTTTTCAGGATAGTGACTAGGCTAGAACTCCTTATCAATCAGGCATTGAATGATAAGGTGGATAGACGGGATTACGAAACAACTCTACAGCATGCGAACGAGACACACAAGGAGCTAGAGACGATGATCGCAGAGGTGAGAGGTTGGATCATCTCTGCTGTCAGACTCGTTATCTTCATTGTGCTGACTGCCATTATCGGACTAGTTATCATTCCGCTACCAGGGAAGTAGATGCACATGGCACACCACAAGGACTTTCATCCACAGGCAGTTGAAGGCTGCTTCGGGTGTAAGGGCTTGAGCATTGGCTACGATGGCAAGCACCTGACTAAGTCTATCACCGATGAGAACAACGCTACAACTGTGCAGCACAGAAGTGGTCGACAGGATGTTACTGTTAGGCCTAAGCGTATTAAGATTAAGACAATGGTTGAGGAGGACTGATCATGGCAACTGCTAAGGAGCTTCGAGCGCTCGCGGATCTGCTCGAGGTCGTCGAGGATGCTACAGTGGAAGCTGCAGCAGCTAAGGCGGCTTATAGGGAAGACAAAACTAGTGAGGAGCTTAAGGCGGAGCATAGGCGTGCGGGATCGGCTCTAGCCGCAGCTCGCGAAGCACTTCGTCGTTCGGGTCTCGCTGCTGTTAATACTACTCCAGGGTCAGCTACGATCTTGCCCGCTAGTGTGGCCGTTGGCGCTACTCCTAACTCCCTTTCGGAGGGCTGACCCATGGCTGTTACCGCATCAGGTATTTACGTCAAGACGATTCTAGACGCACTCGACTTGACGCAGGCAGTTGTCGACCTGGACTCCGAGACGATGAAGCTCGCGATGTACCTCGACGCGCTTACGCCTGACTTCAGCGTCGCCCAGGCATTCGGCTCTGCTCCGTTCACTGCTAACCAGGTAACAGGTACTGCCTATTCTGCTGGCGGTGTTGCACTACCTGGTACGACCTTTACAGAGTCACCTGCTGGCACCGTGATGTTCGATGCTACCGACGTAGCATGGGCTGCATCGAC